CACAATTTGTGCAGCTGTGGCCCATGGATCGGATATGATATATGCTTGTTGCATCATTTCTAACGTGGCCTCCTCATCCTGATCCAAATACCATTGCATACCGGTGTTGTACAGGTGCAACGCCTCGCACCACAATTGTATGCGGTTGTTTTCGATCCAATCAACATGTATTTTGTTTACCACCTGTAATGGCCAAAAACGCCGCTCAGGGCCATCACTGAGGAATTGATAATCGTTTGTTGTGGCAACAAATACGGTGCGGCGTTTACGGTGTACGGGTGTTTTACCCCAGGTTGGCCGGTATCGATCCGCCGCACTGGTTAAAAACATTTTGGCATTGTTGGCACTACGTCCATGCAATGCGTGCATTTCTGCCAATTCCCATATCCACACCAACGATTGGTGTAACAGCTCGTACGCGCTTTTGTTTGTAATGTTGATATTGGAATCACTAAACCAATCTTTAGATGCCAACGCACGCAGGCCACGCGATTTGCCCATACCTTTTGGGCCAACCAATGTTAACACCGTGTGTACATCGCAACCCGGATCCATAATACGGGCAACGCATGATACCAACCAACGTTGGGCCAATGTGTGTATAAAATCCCTTTCCAATTCCGTTGCCGGCTCCTCAACGCCCCAATGTTTTGTAAACATGCCACCAATGCGTTGTGTGCCATCCCATTTTGGCAACGCCTGTAACCACTCTTTGATTGGTTCAACGGTGTTCAATGCGCCAACACGTACAATTGCGCCCGTTAATTCGTTATCTTTACAACGTAGGCGGTAATCACGCTCGAGATCCAACGCAATTTGTTGTATTTGGGCTGGTTCAATCATTGCACCATTAAACAACAAACGATCGGAATGTTGGCAATATGCCAATGATTCGTATTTGGGATCGTTTTCAAGTATCAACGCCAAATTGTGGCGGCAATTTATACCGTTTGGCAATTTGGTGATCTCGCCATCCTTATCGTATTTGGCCGGTGTACGGCGTAACATATGCCACGTGGGTAAATGTCCGGATTCGGGGCAGTGTGTGTTATCCACAATGATGCCAACCTGTTTAACGAGTGCGTCGATTTTACTCATTGGTTTACCTCGGTGTTGTATGCTTTTGTTGTTTTAACGGCCTCCAATAGTACCACACCAAATGGTTGTTTGGTGAGTTTGGCCACGGCCTGGCATACTTTGATCATGGTACACATACGCGGATCAAAATCCTCTAACCGCCACGGGTGCAATGTTTGGTACCCAACACCCGCAATGCGTGCAAACTCGGTGCGGGGTAATTCCAAATACCGTAATTTGGAATCTAACCATAAAAAGAATGTGGAATCGTTGTTATTTTGTTGCATTGTTATTGCCTGTTGTTGTTGTTGTTGTTGTTTTCTCAAATGTATTATCCCAACGCCAATACAATGTTTGTATCGAGCTGTTGGCCAATTCCCACGCCTCGGCCAATATCTGTTGTTGTTCGGTGTCGGTTGGGTTTTGCCAAATACGGTGCATGGTGTAATAATCCCCATTGGCCATATCATATATTGGCGTGGCTATCTCAATAGATGTTTGCCGCAAATAGGCCCAACGCCGTATTGTTTCCTTTTTATCTTTCATTGTGTTGCCTCGGTTGGTGTGGTTATCGTACAACGGGATATTTACGGCGGTGCAATGTTACTTTTGCAAATGCGTATTTGGCACGGTTGTTTTGTTTAAAATACATGGCCGTACGATTTGCACTAGTACGATCTTTATATGTGTTTTCTAATTCCCATTCACCCGCCACGTAAATGTACACGCCAAAACGGTTGTTTTCTATTGGTTTTACTTTAATTGTTACTACGTCCATTGTTTTGCCTCGGTTGTTGTAAATGGGCCCCATGGGGCCCGTGGTTGTTACTTGTTACGCCTTTTAAAATCCAATACCTTTTGGTTTAATTCTTCATTTGCAAACGGCGGGTATTTACGGCCGTTTGCATCAAAATGCCATTTGTATTGTACGCCCGGCACGGATGCCGTTAAACCATTTCGTAAAGTTACGCGAACATTATATCCATGTGGTAAAGATTCCATTTCTAGTGTTGCGGGTATCTCTTTACCTTTAAATGTAAATGTGATTAATTCCATTGTTGTTGCCTCGGTTGTTTGTTTTATCAGTTAGTACCTATCGGGTACAAAATAAGAATAACACATTGTGTACGTATGTATACAAAAATATACACAATTGGTTAAAATAATTTGGTTTGGCGGCTGTATTCGGTGTATCGAGCTACCGCTTTTGCGTGGTACTCGGGATCTAATTCCCACGCATCCAACGCATACCCCGAATCGTAACAAGCGCATGCAATCGATCCCGATCCCAAATGCGTATCAATGATCCGATCGCCTGGTTTTGCAAATTGATCCAACAACCATTGGTACAGCTGTACGGGCTTTTGTGTTGGGTGGATCTTGCCACTGTATCGGTTATCAAACTTAAACAGTTTTGCGGGTTTGTTGTATGATGTCCATGCCAACTCGATTTGCGAGAAATTCGGCCACGGTTGGCATTTATCCCATGCAATCACACAACGGCCACCATGTTGCCAAATACTCGGGAAATAATTACCGCCCCATATGATTTGGTTTTTACTCACACGCCGCAATTGTTGAAAGTATTCGATATCGGGTGCGATATCCCATTCCGCACCCTTTTTGCGATCTTTCATAAACATTGGCAATGTTTTGTGGCCACTCCATTGCCCACCTTGCCACGCCTTGTGGCCCATACCGTACGGCGGATCAACGATCGCCAATTCGTATGTGTCGGTGGCCATTTCTCGCATGGCCTGTAATGAATCGCCCAAATGTAAATTGATCATTGTTTTCTTTCCATTGTTAAAATGTATGTTTGTTCGTACGTTGGCATGGCTTGCATTGCGTTGGTTATCAATTTGTTGTACTCGTTGCGTGTACTGGCAAATATGGCGCATATTTGCAAAATGCGGTACGCCGGTATTTTGTTGTTATTCATCCATTTACGGATCGTTTGATAGTTGCATCCAACCTTAATTGCCATTTCCATTATGGTTATGTTGCGTTTGAACAGCTCGCCATACAGCCATTGCCCAAATGTATTTAGGTTTGGGGGTTGTCTAAAATTCTTTCGTTTCATTATCTTGCCTGTGTTGTTGTTGTTGTTGTTAAATTAAATCTTCTAATGTGCCGTACCATTGGCATTTTTCTTGTCTATTGCATCGAGGCCATACAACGGCACCAACCGTGTTTGGATCAATTGAAAAATACACATCTCTTTTGTTACATGCGGGGCAAACAATACGCCGCGCGGTATTGCCTTGTATGGATGCGCCACATTGTGCGGCCACTTTTGCCCGTAACTCGGGATCTAACATTGCCATTTGTTTTGTTTTGGTACGTGTACCACGCAATGTTGTTGGCCTGGCCATTGGCACATGCCGTGGGGCCGGTTCCTTTATATGATCGTATTTAAGATCCAATAATGGCGCATCCAGGTGTACCGCCGTGTGGTGGTATTTTGTTGGGTGCAGTGGGTGTGCGGCATCATCAATTGGATCGGGTATCGAGTAACGATAATATGCACGCGCATTATCATGTATTGCACTTTGATCCGGAATACCACGGCCAACAATATGCGCCCACAACTCATTTGCCGCCGTACTCGCACGGCCCCAATCTGTTGCCGGTATCGGTTTAAGCAATGGTAATACAATACGGTATTTGGGGTGGTACGGTTTGTGGCTGTATGATGTGTGGGCAATAACTGCATTATCGCCAAACATGCGCCATGTTTCAAACCCGGTTAACCCATCATCCATATCATATACCAACGCCCATATATCCACCGCATTGGATTTGGCACGGGTGCCAACAAATGTTGTGGGGCTCCACAATGGTATATTCTTTTTGGCACCACGGTTGGCCATTGGTGCGGTTAATGCTTTTGCCAACATCTCAGGTGTACAACGTTGGCGCACACCATTTGTGTTAAACAAGCTCGTAAATGTTGTTATTTCCATTTCAATGCCTCGGATGGAATCAACAACGCCATTATGTTTTACTGATCAAAATGGCGGTTGTTTGGTGTAAATACTATACATTGTGTGTGGCTGTTCGTATTCGTTGGCGTACCAATCGGTGGCGCATACCTCGGTTACGATATTATCATCCGGCCATATTTCGGATTTTGTCAACGCATCCATTACCATTTTGATCAAATTGTCAATATCTGGTTTTGTGGTTTTGGGTACACGCTCAGTGGCCGTTATGCGTTTTGGCCGTTTGTGTACAAATACCAAATGCAAGCGCAACGGCTCGTTTGAGAGCTGTAACCGATCGCCCCATTGTGTTTGGATTTGATCAATTGCAAGGCTCATATATTCGCGAGATTTTGCCGGTGTATATGCGCGGCCT